CGTAACTGTTTTACATGAAACGCCTTAACCATGCACCCTAGAGCTATTACCAACCATCCTTAAAACCCCCGTGGTTTTCTCTGTGGTTTTCTAATTCAATTTTGCATATATTTAGCAAGTGCCGCGGTGGCCTCTGATTCCTGCTTTGCACTGACGTGAGCATACACACCAAGCGTAATAGTCGGATCTGTGTGCCCTACCAGTTTTTGTACTGACGTAACAGGAACACCAGCAATCAGTAAATTAGATATAAAGCTATGCCTGAACCCGTGAATGGTTATTCTAGGTGTAAGTCCATTGTCATCTTGCAGCTTATGCAGTCGCTTAGACGGTGTGTTTAATGACTGATACCCGTTTTTAGTATTAGTGAAAAGCAATTGATTCGGTTGCATCGTATTAATACCTAGTTGTAGGAATGTTTCCTGCTGTATTCTACGCCACCGTTTCAAGTATGCCATCGTTTGACCGTCTACCGGAATGGTGCGCCGTCCAGCGCGTGTTTTTGGTGCCTGAACGATCTGGTGGCCTTTATCACCTTGCGTTAGTGTTTTGTTCACTTTGATACTGTTTTCTTTAAAACTTACATCATTCCACGTCAGCGCTAGTAGTTCACCACGGCGAACCCCTGTAAAGGCTAAAACCCTAAACATGATGAAGACATCGAAGTGGTTCTCTTGGTCGATACAGGCAAAGAAGTGATTCATTTGTTCCTTAGTCCAAAAGTTTTCAGGCTTATCACCAGCCAGATCGTCATGGTGCGGTAAAACAACGGCTTTGGCGGGATTCTTACTCATATACCCTTGTCGGACTGCGTAGTCCATAACCGATGAAACATAGTTATACCAGCGCTTATAGTTAGCAGAGGTGAACTCAAACCACCTCTTAACAGCCTTCTGTACGTCCTTAGTGGTTATAGTAGCGATCCGCTTACCACCAAATGCCGGTAGGATGTGATTATTGAACATACCAGCAGTTCGAGCCCACGTTGATTCCCTTACTGTATTAATGTAGTTTCCATACCACTCCTCATACACATCCCGAAAGAACACGGGCTTTGGTTTCTCTTCTTCTAAGTCACCGTTGCTGATTGCTAGCTCAAGTCTAGCTGCTGCAACAGTGGCTTCTTTTTTTGTCTTAAACCCTCGCCGCACCTTGTACTTCTTGTGGCCAGTCTGTAGATCATTACCAGCAAAGACCTGAACGCGCCAGAACTCTTTGCCGTCTTTCGTTGCGTACTTTTTAATTGATGCCATATTCTTCTCCTATCCGTCACGCTGGGCAGGCGGTGTTAGATAGAATTTTTGGCGGCCGAATTTTCGGCCATGATATTAATCACATTGCTTCTATGAAACAAAATTAGTTCTATTGTGCTATTCGTAGTCCTGGATTTTTTGAGTGGGACTTTTTTGAGATATATCAATTATATCTGACAGTTCTTTTGCAAAATCTGTCTTCATTTCTTCAATCTGATCGGCGGAATAATCGTGCGTCCGTGCTCTAATTATCCCCGCAACTATGCTGGAAAATTTCATAATCGCCACGTTCTGTCTTTCAGGCTTCATGAGTTGAACAAACCTCATCGAATTTTCCAAAAAAGTTTTTTCTTGCCAAGTTAACTTTTTTACATAATCATCTGAAAACAGTTCAGTCCACAAGTTTTCGGAATTAACTTCCAAATTATGAAGCCACTCATCTCTCTGCTTACGTAGCTCCATCTGCTGATCCTCTGGAAGATCTTCAAAAGCCGGTTTCCCTGTAACTAAGAACTGGACGGAAATTCCACCATGGTTGGCAATTTTTTTCATTGTATCTGCTGACGGTGCAGAGAGACCCCGTTCCCATCTCGATACTGCTGATTTTCCTGAACTTGTTAATCCAACCGAAAGTGCGAACTCTTCCATGGTCTCACCTTTAGAAATCCTGATGCTTTTAATCCTTTCTCCAAGGGAAAGATGGCTGTTTGGCTCCAATAGTTTTGTCATTTCAGATCATCTCCTAAAAAGTTGATGCATGTTGTTGACTCCAGTATGAGTCCGTGGCATACTAAAGTCAATCAGTTGATGAATGTTGACGTCAACAGAAAGGAGCGTGCTATTATGCAACGTATTAAAGGTTACCGTGTAATGCTAAATTTAAGTCAACAAGATGTTGCCAAAGAACTCGGTATCTCGCGTCAGTCTTACTGGAGCAAAGAGAATGGTAGAACATCGTTCAATGATAAAGAGAAGACAAAAATCCGAGATCTTTTCAGGAAAACCGGTATTCCAGTAACGATTGATTCTCTTTTTTTTGACGGAAAAGTTGACTAATGTTGATTTTGGAGGTGAAGGAACATGGCTTTAATGAAAGCGCAAATTACATTACCAGCCGACTTTGATCAAATTTTACAGGAACGAATTCATCGAGAAGTTGTCCGCGTGATGAACGAGACTAAGCAGCAGCCGATGCAAAAAAAGCTGAATATCGGGCAAGCAGCAGCTTATGCCGGTGTTGCTCGTAACACGCTGCTGTCTTGGACTAAGAAAGGGTTGTTGGTACAGGTTGTCGGTGGCGTAAAACGTATCAATACCGCAGACATAGACGATTACATGAATAACCACGGCAAGTAATCACGCTGGGCAGGCGGCAAATTGTAAGCAACTTATGACAGGCGCATAAAGCCAGAGAGGAAACATTATGAATTTGTTTAGTAAAGAAGAGATAGCACTAGATCACGAGCTTGGAAATTTGATTGACGACATTCAGCTTAACGTTCATGCCATTGCAGAAGACAGTACTGTCACGGTTGATGGCAAGTATATTTCCAATAGCGAGTTGGCCGTTACGACTGCAAAAGAGCTGCTGCGGGTATCGGAAATCCTAAAGCTGTATGAAAACGAGGACGATGCCGATGACTAGCCTTATTGCGTGGCTACTAAGCCACCCTATAACAGTTCCAGCACTCTGCATGGCTTTCATGGTCGGGAGCGTGTTTGGAGCGTATCTGCAATTTCGAGAGGATGATGACCATGGCACGAATGGCTAGCACAAGGCTCGGCTTTCAGTGGCATGACTACGTCCAAGCTGATGCAGAATGTGATCGATACTGGGCGTTTAAAAAAGCTGAACGTCGTTCACTACATGAAGCCACAAAAAAATCGCCAAGAGTGGTACCTCAAGGCGAGAAGAAGACAAGCGAAAAAATCTATATCGACTTTTAGCTTGCCTCTAAGTGGTTACTTTGTCAAGGAAAATGGAGGCAATTATGATGAAAAATGTTTCAAATAGCACCAAAGCGCCTGATTTAGGTGAGGCGTCTTTTGACCTCAGCACTGCAAAAGGACTTCTAGAAGCCCTTCGTGATCAGTTCGACACTATGGAAGGTTCTGTAGTTTCATATCGAAACAATCGTACCGAAAATGCTGCAATCTTGGCGTACAGTACGAATCGATCATTTTATACATGGATGGCGCTACTGAAAGCAATTCAAGAATACGTTGAAAGCAGCCTGGCAACGATTGATGAGGTAAACAAATGATGAAGGAAGATTACTATACAACCGCACAGGCGCTTTTGAGCGATACAAGTGCAATGGTGAATATCTTGCGACATCAGATTAACGATGAACAGCAATCAGCGCTGGCCGACACAGTCGCTGATATGATCATTGATGCTCGCCGTCTACTTTTGGAAGGAGATGTGGCCGATGGTAGACGTGCTTAAAGTAGCGCTTGGTTATCAGCAACACGGCTTTGCAGTCTATCCCCTTGCGCCAGAGACACGAACACCACTTGCTGGTTCGCATGGGTACAAAGATGCCACCAAAGACCCAGAACAGGCCAAGAAATGGTGGGGCGAACATCCTAATTACAATATTGGCTTAGGACTTGATGGCGTGCTGGTATTCGATATCGATATGGGGCATAAAAGCGGGGCTAATGGCAATGATACGCTGGCTAAATTGAGTGCTGAGGGTCGTGCTGATCAAATCCCATCTACCTATATAGAAACAACGCCAAACGGTGGACTTCATATTTTCTTCACCTATCCCAAGGAATTGAAGCTAACCAGTCGATCAGATCTGTTCTCTAAGAATGGCGAGAAAACCGGCCTTGACTATATTGCAACTGGTGTGCCGGTTTTTCCTAGCATTCGCGAGAACGGCATGTATCAACCACTCAAAGGGCACAAGATCACCAAGCTAGCCCCAGTGCCTCAATGGTTACTAGATGAAATTCAACGTGTCAGCCACCCTAACCCAGTGTTTGGTGGTTCAACAGTTTATCGAGGTAAACGATGGACGGGCAAGCTGCTAGATGAAATAGTGAATGGCACTAGTACCGGCAATCGCAATGATTTTCTGACCAAGATTGCTGGCAAAATGTTCTTCACAGGTGCAGAGCCGCAGACAGTTTATAACTTGCTGTTTACAACTAATGATAACTATCTAGATACACCCTTGGCAGAATCCGAAGTTAATAAGATTTTCAAGTCAGTATTGAAAGCCGAAGAGAGGAGGCGTGCGGTTGGTTAAAGCGATGCCCGAAGATATTAAGCAAGAAGCCAATAAAGTGGTCAACGTTGATTTTACAGGTCAAGAGCAATGGCGAAATGACCTTAAACTTGATGGCAATGGTGGGATTAGAAAAGACTCGGTGGTTAATATTCAACTGCTACTTGATAATGATCAAGCCTTCGCCAATGTCGTTGCTTGGGACGACTTTTCAGAGATGCTCATCAAGACAAAAGGCGTTAAAGGATTGCCGATTCGTAAGGGTTTTTGGACTGATGAAGATGATGCTGTCGTCCGCTCATATATGGAGCGTAAGCACAATCTCTTGTTTAGCAAGCAGAATGAGCAAGATGCCATGGTTGTTGTTGGCAAGGAACATTCAATTAATCCGGTTAAAGACTGGATCGAAGCTGAGCAATGGGACGGTACCCCTAGAGCAGAACGTTACTTCATCGACTATCTAGGTGCCGAGGATAGTGAATATACCCGTGCTGTTACTCGTAAATGGTTAGCTGGGGCTGTAAAACGTGTCTATCAGCCGGGTTGCAAGTTTGAACTCGTTCCAATTCTTGAAGGTAAACAAGGACTTGGTAAGAGCACGGCTGCTCGTAACTTATTTCCGACAAAGTTCAGCGATTCATTAAAATCAATGGGCAAGACAGACGAAGATTACAAGAAGCTGCAAGGTAACTGGATCATGGAACTCGGTGAACTTTCCGCAATGAAAAAAACTGAGATTGAGTCAGCTAAGAGCTTCATCAGCGCCCAGTCAGATTCATACCGCGGGAGTTATAGCCACTATGTTTATCCACATTTACGCAAGTGCGTGTTCATTGGTAGCACTAATCAACAGGACTACTTGAAAGACGCTACTGGTGAACGCCGTTTCTTCCCTATCAGATGCGGTGTTACAAAGCCCACAAAGACCGTATGGCGCAATGAAGAAAGCGTACCGAAGATCAACCACGATATACATCAGGTACTGGCAGAGGTAAAAACATGGGTGGATGCAGGTGAGAGTGTCTTTGCTGATGATAAGCTGATGCAACTGGCTAAACCATATCAACAAGAAGCAGAGACAGTTGACCCTATGAAAGAGGCCATTGAAGACTTTCTCAACATGAAAGTGCCATCGAATTGGGAAAATCTGTCATTGAGCCTAAAGGCCAGCTTCTTTCACACTCATATTGACCATAACGGCGATGTTGCCACTTGGTTACAACAGCACTTGGATGCTGGAGAATTACAACCACTGCAACAAACCACGACCAGAGAGATCATGGAAGTGGTGTTCGACAAGTCAGTCGATCGTTACCTAATGGGCCGTACTGGATCGGAAGCAAAACGTATCAAGCTCATCATGGATAACATGGATGGGTGGGATCGTGAACGAGTTCGAATCAATGGTCAGCGTTCAAGAGGATACGTCAGGAAGTAAAGTGTTTGTTTTTCTACTGTCCCACCTGTCCCAGTGCTACAAATGCCGGTATATCAACGTTTTGCTGGGACAAGTCACCTGTCCCAGTGCTGTCCCAACGTGTCCCACTACTGTCCCAAGTCCTAATTTGGACATGTGCGGGACAGCTCGGGACAGCTCGGGACATGTGTGGGACATGTCTGTTGTCCCAGAAAAACGCCTACATACCAACGTTTATAAGCCCGGGACACGTGGGACACTTAAAAAACAAACAAATTTAAAACTGTGGAGGTTAAAACAATGCTATATCCAGAAAGCACATGGGCTAGGTTTGAACAAGAATTCCCTATCCCTGAGAAGTATCGCAAATACTATGAGTACAAGAATTGGCACATTGAACCTAAGTCATCTGATCTCAGCCAGTTTGAACAGGATCATCCATTCGCGTTTATGTTGATGCCTGAGGACATGCAGAACGCTTTATATCTCTGGACTAAGGGACTGGCCAAGCGAAAGACAATCAACAGCGACTATACCTCATACGGTATCAAGCACCTATTCACTGACTTACCCGGTGGCTTCTACATCACTAACGGCATGATGAAAGGCGCACTATTGGCAGCTGGATTTGAGATAGCCGACTACGCCGAGCTTAACTGGCGTGCCAACATTTCAGGGCGAAGCATCAAAGAGCAGATCAAATTAGCACCTCATATCAGTTAGCAAAGAAATATTATTAATGAAAGCGAAGTGATGCAAATGAGTGTGCCTTTGCACATTTGCATGCACCCCGGGTGTCGTCGCATGATCCCGTTCAATCAGCGTTTTTGCGAGGAGCATAAGCAAGACAAGAGCAAACAAGCGACGAATCAGGAACGCATGCAATACGAAGAGAAGGAATTACGTTTCTACAAGTCAACAACATGGACAAAGCTTTCAAAGTCATTCAGGTTGCGCAATCCAACTTGTGCTAGCTGTTTGAAACGTGGGATTATTCGTCAAGCTGTGCTTGTTGATCATATTGAGCCAATCAAAACAGCTTATGGTTGGCAACACAGGCTTGATGAGAGCAATTTACAAAGCTTATGTCAGACTTGTCATAACGCTAAGACCGCACGGGAGGTAGCACAACGCCGAATGAGATCCCCCGACAGATCGACCCCCGCCCCAAAATTTTAGAGCGAAAGAACGGTCGGCCTCTTTTCTTTTCGATGAATACCGAAAATCATAGAACCTAGGTATAATCAATATGTTATAATTATAATAGATATAAACGAATACAAATTCAGAAAGGACGTTACACATGGGAGCACCCCTAAAATCAGTGACTAACCTAAGTGCACATTTATCCAAAAAGCAGTTAGCTGATCGTGTTGCCTCTGAAAAAGCACTGTTCACTTACAAAGAATTGCAAGTACAGCCCCCTACATGGCTTGATGACTATGCTGTGACCGAGTGGCACCGTATTGTACCATTGCTAAAAAAAGACATTCCAGTTAGTGAACTAGATGCTGCCCTGATTGCCAGTCATTGCCAAGCCTATTCTGACATTCAGAAAGCTGCCGAGCTGGTTCAAGAACAAGGTATGATGGTTGAAACCACCGATAGTGTGAAAGCTAACCCAGCAGTTAAAATGAAGCTGGATGCCACAAATCAAATGATGCGCATTGACGAAGTATTGGGACTGTCAGTGTATAGCCGGGCGAAACTTGCCTTAAAGAGTGAGACTAAGAAGAAGCCTGACGATCCGTTTGCGGAGCTGGTGTCATCGTGAACTATGCGACTGAATATACCGACAAGGTGCTAAGCGGTGAGATTGTTGCCGGTAAAAAGATTAAGCAAGCAGCAAGACGTTATCGCAGAGACTTGAAAGCCAGCAAGCGCAAAAAGAATCCGTGGCCGTATTACTTTGATGAGGACTTTGCCAACAAAGCCATTGAGTTTATAGAACTGATGCCGGCACGTGATGGGTCACCACTCAAGCTAGAACTTTTCCAAAAATATTTGATCTCAGAGCTTTTCGGGTGGAGAGACAAAGAAACCGGAAATCGTCGTTATGATCGAGCTTACATCAGCATGGCACGCAAGAATGGTAAGAGCTTCCTGATGGCTGATCTAGGCGCGCTGTATCTCCTCATGGAAAACAAACCAGCCATGAATCGCGAAATTGTCTACACAGCCAACAGTAACGCCCAAGCGCACTTAGCCTTTGATATGCTGTCTAGTGGTTTGCGTCAGGTCTCTAAGATGTCTAAATCGGTGCGTGATCGTTTGAAGATCAACCGTAACGAAATCATCGACTTGCCGAGCAACAGCCGAGCTGTTCCGCTTGCGTCTGATCTGCACAGCCTAGATGGTTATCAAAGTGACTTGGCTATTATTGATGAGTTCGCCTTAGCTCGTACTGATGAGATTCTACGAACACTAAAATCAGGCCAGATCAACAGCGACAACAGTTTGCTAGCCGTCATCTCGACCACGGGGCCAGACCTGAATGGCCCTATGTATAAAGAATATAAATTCGTCTCCAAAATCTTAACCGGTCGCGAACAAGCAGATCGGTATTTTATTGCCATTTTTGAGCAAGACAGCAAGGCTGAAGCCTTTGCACCAGAGACTTGGGAGAAGTCAAATCCACTACTGGCTAATGCTGAAAGAGCAAAGACAATGCGGCCTAGCTTGCAAGCTGATGTTGATCTAGCAGCCAAGCAAGGAACCCTGCGGCCAATTCTCGTCAAGAACTTCAACATGTGGCAATCAGCCAGAGCAGACAGTTATATCAGTCTTGACGACTGGGAGAAAGCCACTATCGAGCCACCAGACACTAGAGAAAAGGACGTGTATATCGGGCTTGATCTCTCTAAGTCTAGCGACCTGACCAGTATCTCGTGGTTAGTTCCAGAAGATGGCTACCTGTATGCTGACAGCCATTCATTCGTGGGGACGAAGTATGGACTGGAAGAAAAGATCAAGCGTGATGGGTTCGATTACATCAGTGGTGCTAGTCGTGGCGAATGTAGCATTACCAAACTGGAAAGCGGCATGATCGACTATGACGAAGTGCTACGCTTCATTCTCGACCTGATCGAGCGTAACCAGTGGAACGTGCGTGCCATCTGTTATGATCCCTTCGCCATGGGCTACCTGATTCCAGAATTTGAAAAACGCGATTTGCCACTGCTTGAGGTGCGACAAGGTGTTAGAACACTTTCAATTCCGACAACTCGTTTTCGTGATGATCTCTTCAATGGCCAGTTAAAGCACCCTGATAATCAGTTACTGGCCTATGCGGTCAACAACGCTATTCTGAAATATGACGCTAATAACAATCCAATTATCGATAAGGCCCACAACGCTACGAAGATTGATCCCGTAGCCGCACTGATGAACGCTTACACAATTGCAATGGATCAAAACAAGGAAAGCGAGGTAGCAGACAATGACTTTTATTCGAGCGATGACTTTGGTTTTTAATTTGCAGACCGTGCTGTTAATACTGGGACTGATCTGTATGGTTGCCGGTATCTGGTGGCTGTTCGGGTTTGGTGTTGGTATGTTAGCAGTCGGCACGGCCCTGATCTCCGTCGCAGTCATTATCAACTTCAATAAAGGGAGGTGAAACAATGAGCTTTTTCACGAATAGCGCGACACAACCACGCGATGACAACAGCGACCCGTTCTTAGATGCGCTTGTCAGCATGACCAGCAACGACAGCGGCCTATATGTGGGGATTGGTGCTTTACGTAATTCGGATGTATTTACGGCCGTGCGCGTGATTGCCGGTGATCTTGCAACCAATCCGATTGAATACAGTGACAAGCGTATCAGCGTGCTTCTTAACAAGGCACCCAATGACCACATGACCGCGTGGGGGTTCAAGTTTGCCCTAGCTACTAACATGCTGCTGAATGGTAACAGCTTTGCACGGGTTACCAAGAATCCCAGCGGACAAGTTACTGGCTTCGAGTTGGTCCCTAACAGCCAAATGGTGGTTAAACAAGACGATACGACCGGAATTATCAGCTACGAATACACGCCTGACAGTGGCCGCTCACAGCGTTTAAATGCCAGCGAGGTCTTACACTTCAAGTGCTTCACACAAGACGGTTACAAAGGACTATCGCCACTTTATAGCCTTCATGATGAGGTCGGGGTACAAAAGTCTGGGCATGCGTTGCTGAAAGGTTTCTTTAACTCAGGTGTCCAAGGGACAGGCATTCTTAAGGTCAACAAGACACAGTTAGACACCAAGGCCAAAGAAAACATCCGCAATAAATTTGAAGCTGCCAACAGTGGTGATAATGCCCTCAAGACCATCATTCTCGACAATGATATGGATTACAAGCAACTCGAAGTTAATACTGACGTGCTGAATCTAGTCAATTCTAGCGACTGGACAACGAAACAGATTGCTAAAGCGTTCGGGTTGCCACTGGATCGGCTGGGTATCGAAAGCGAGCACTCTAATGCCGTACAGTCTAACGTGATGTACTTGCAAAACACGCTGATTCAGTATTTTACCTGCTTCACAAGTGAGATGGATGCCAAACTGTCCACAGGTGACAACCGGTTCAGCTTCAACACTGACAAGCTGTTTTCAGCGGACCCAGCCACGATGCAAGAACTAGCAGTTAAGGGGCTGCAAGGCGGTGTTCTAACCACTAATGAAGCACGAGCCAAGTTAAACCTGCCACCAATTCCCGGCGGAGATGAAATTATGGCCAGTCTGAACTACACGCCACTAAGCAACCTGACAAGCTATCAAAACACAAGACAAAGGAGTGATCCAGAAAATGAATCAAGATGACGTAGAAAAACGTCTGAATCCTAACGCTGGTCTAACTGCCAAAGCAGACGACAGCCAAGGCCAAGACGATCCAGACACAAAGAAACAGGACGACACCACTAACGGTCCAAAGAAACTAAGTGGTTATGCAGTAGTTTTCAATAGCCCAAGTAAAGACCTCGGTGGCTTTAAAGAAGTCGTTGATCCGCACGCATTCGACCACGTGGACTTATCAGACGTCTATATGGTTTCAAACCATGATTTTAGCCAAGTCTTAGCCAGCACCAAGGCCGGAACCTTGACCTTAAACGTGGATGATAAAGGCTTGCAGTTTGAAGCAACCTTACCCGATACGACCACAGCCAGTGATGCTTATAACAACGTCCAAGCTGGTAATCTATCAGCCATGAGTTTTACTTTCAATGCTGCGCCAGACGGTGACACGTTCACTAAAGACGACAGCGGACAAGTCATTCGTACCATCAAGCAAGTAAAGAGCTTGTTTGACGTCTCACTGGTAGCTATTCCAGCGTATGACGATACCAACGTCCAAGTGGACAAACGCAGCTACACTGAATGGTTGAAAGACCATGTAGAAGATCCAGAACAGCAACTACCACCAACCGAAAAACGAAAGGGAGTCAATCACATGACCGAAAAAACTATTATTGATAAAGAAGAACATACCGAATCTCGCGCTTACGAAGACTACATCCGCAGCATGGGTGAACAACGTGACGGCTTGACCACGACCACCGCTGGTGCAGTCGTTCCTAAAGAAGTTATCAATGACGTTTGGGACTTAAAGCAATCAGATTATGACTTGGCTAAATACGTCACTGTGAAGCAGGTCGGTACCCCAGTCGGCACCTATCCGATTGCCCTCACTAACAATGGCGTCTTAGCCACCAAGAAAGAACTTGCAGACGTGGCCGATGTTGACGCCAATATGTTTAAAGGCGTTGACTACAAAGTTGCTACCCGTGCTGGCAAGATTTATCTGTCTAATGAACTGGTAGAAGATAGTGAAGTTGATATTGTTGCCGAGGTTAAGAATCAACTCAAGAAGCTGGTACAAAACACGGACAACAGTAACATTATCAGTGTTCTGACTGGCAAGTCCACTACCGGTGATAACTTCAAGCACCTCACTGGTACTGGTCTCGATGACCTCAAGAAAACCTTCAATATTGAGTTGGACCCAGCACTGTCCTTGTCTGTTATCGTCAATCAGGACGCTTTCAACTACCTTGATACCTTGAAAGACAGCCAAGGCCGCTACTTGTTACAACCGTCCATCACGGCACCATCAGGCAAGCAACTGTTTGGGGCACCGGTGATCGTGGTTGCTAACAAAGTATTGCCGACTGATAAGGTAGGCACCTATCGAATCATCATCGGGGACTTTTCTCAGGCAATTTTCTTAGCCCAGAAGAACGAAGTTAACACCCAGTGGGAACGCTTCGATAGCTATTCTCAAGGCTTGGCTGTTGTCATCCGCAACGACTATGAAGTGGTTGATCCAGATGCTGCTCGAATTGTTGACATCACACCGGTAAAGGCCTAAGAGCATAATTTAGTGGGGTGTGCCTTAGGGTACGCCCCTATTTTTATAAGGAGATGAGCACATGAGTGTTACCACAGAAGATTTAAAGAAAGCACTGCGCATTAGTCACAGCGAAGATGATGCTATGTTGTCAGCCTACTTGTTGACGGCAAAGCAGTTCGTGATTAGCGCGGTTGACCAGACCCTTACGGATGAAAACTTTGGAGATGATCCTCGTTTTGACTTTGCTGTCTCGTTGTTAGCACAACACTGGTATATTAACCGTGGTGTCGATGGGGCAACGTATGTACCAGATAGCGTTGTGAGCATGATTCAGCAATTGCGAGGTGTTGACTATGCCACTGGTAAATAGCATCAGCCAACTGAATGAACCCATTACTTTAGTGAGCTACACGATGGGTAATGTAAATGGGGTTCCTGTGAGCAACGTCAGGAAAGAGCACTTCACGACATGGGCACTTGTGTTAAGCCAATATTTAAGCGAAGTGAGGGCGTCAGTTGGGACGAAGCTCGAAGATACGGTGACCTTTGTTGTTCGGTATGATCAGCCAGAAACCATCCTTAACTCATGGCGCATTGAATGGCAAGGAAAGAAGTACGACATTGTGAAACTGACACCGGACACAGCCAAAAAACAATGGACAACAATCATAGGAAAACCAGTTGCCAATAAATAAGTATTAACTTATAATTAGGATAGTCCTAGGCGATAAGCGGGCAGAACCGTTTTAACCGACGCACGGCATAGCTAACCGGTGGCGCATTTTATAGACCAAGTCAGATTGATTTCTCGTAGCAAGTGAAGAGCATTCCTCAACCCTCGCTGATACGATAGTCATAGTCTTCCTTGACTTGTTTCATTGTTTTTCATCTAAAGTAGCAATATCATTGGGCAAAGCGGGCAGAGATGCCCGTTTTTTTGTGTGCTGAGAGACGCATTCTGATGCAAGCTGAACAAGTTTAACTTGAGGTATGGTCGTTCTGGACAATAAAAATCGGTTAGGCAATCCGGAATTTCGGGATTGGCTCAACAAAGTCCGAAATTCTGACGTTCAAGAACGAACCAGCAAATTGTGGGTTCGTTGGGAAAAGGCAAGTCAAAAATATTGACCTGCTTATGAGAACCAAGTGACAAATATTCACCTAGTCAATGGATACAAAAATAGCCACCTCATAGCGAAGTGGCTATTTTGTGTTAGTCATGTAGCTTTTCTTGTAGTTTATCTCCAGCATTATCAATGCCCTTAGCTGCGAAGACTGTACCTGCAACTAAAACACCGCCAACGATGAGAGTACTAGCAACCATAAACTTAAATGCAGCTTTTAAAGCGTCCATAAAGATGGCCTCCTATCAGTCTTTTGATCTGCCAACAAAGAAGGAGACTACGGCAACAACAATAATTGCGCCGATAATTGAAGGAATCAAAGCCATTCCTGCCAGTTGTGGCCCCCAATGGCCTAAAAGTCCCTCACCAATTGCAGAACCCACTAATCCTGCAATGATGTTAGCAAACCAGCCCATCGATTTGCCCTTGCTAGTGATAGCACCAGCAATTGCACCAATAATAGCACCAACAATTAAAGCCCAAAGAAAATGCATGATAATTCCTCCTTTTTGGTTATATTGTCTCTATAGACGAACACAGTATAACATACAGTAGCAACAAGAGATAATAAAATAGCCGCCCATAATGGACGGCCACCGCCTGCCAAGCAGAAATGAACTCCGTGGTTTTCTCGTGGTTTTCTTTTATTGATAATCAATGATAACCAATGACAATCTGGTTAAAATAAAAACCAGTAACGACGCTGTTTTGACAACGTTTGCTACTGGTTGATAACG